ACAGTCACAGGCCAATTTGACTTAGGAGCACTTTAAGGAGCAATAAATGAGTACACAACTATTATTAAGACGAGGTACAACAGCAGAAAATAACTCGTTCACAGGTGGGGCTGGTGAGTTATCTGTAGATAACAACACTAAAAATGTTAGAGTTCATGATGGTTCAACAGCTGGGGGGTTTGAGATCATGCCTTCAGGATCAATTCTACCTTTTGGAGGAGCTGCTGCTCCTAACGCAGCTTGGTTGCTTTGTGACGGTTCTGATGTTAATCGTACTACTTATGCTCGACTATTCGCCGTAATCGGCACTGCCTATGGGACAGGTAATGGCTCTAGTACTTTTGGTCTTCCTGATCTTCGAGACCGTGTTCCTCTAGGTAAAGGCGCTAATAACTCTACACTAGGTACAGAGACTGGTTCAGCCGCTGCTTCCTCTGTTATCACTAATGCCACAACTAATACAGGTACTGGTACTACTGGGACAGCTAACACAGGTACAGGTACTACTGGTAGTGGAACCTCTGGAGCTAAAACAGGTCTTGTAACGGTGGCTAATGATACTGGAACCGGTACTACTGGTAGTGGAACTACTGGAGCTAAAACAGGTCTTGTAACGGTGGCTAATAATACGGCTACTGGAACCACTGGTGCTGGAACTACAGGTACTGGAACGACAGGTGGAGGCACAACTGGCTCAGACGGTGATGGAGACTTAACAGTACCTACAGCTACATTTGCTACTTCAGCTAAGGACTCTTCTACTAGCACAGCAGCGACTGGGGTAACTCAGGCTGCTCATACACACTCTGTCCCTGGTCTAGCAGTTCCTGGATTATCAGTTCCTGGTCTTTCTATTCCTGCTTTAACAATTCCTGCACTTGCTGTCGCTAATCACGACCACTCTATCCCAGGGTTATCGATACCTGCTTTGACAATTCCTGCATTGGCTGTCGCTAATCACGACCACTCTATACCAGGCTTGTCAATCCCTGCTCTCAGCGTACCTGGACTCTCTATTCCGGCACTAAGCATACCTGCTTTAACAACAACCTTGCCTAGCAGTGTTGTTAATTATATAATCAAGATATAACTGTTAATGGAGGTTTAATTGATTACTTACACAGTAAAATTCAAAAGACAAGGATCTTGGACTTTTGAAACACTTAAAGGTATAAAAGAAGACGGAATTAATGAGGGTGCTCAATCTCGATTTTTTATTTTACAAGATGATTCTAGGGTAGAACTACCTGTATCGTGTTATTTTGTTTTTAGTAAAGAGCGTTACGAATTAATCACACAAATAAGACATAAAGAAGCTTCGCAATCCGCTGGTTCAGGAGTTCCGGGAGTACCTACGTCACCAGGTGCTAACTAATGGCCCCGGTTAAGATTGAGAACGCATTAACACCTGATACTTGTGATTTTCTTGTGAAGTTTACTAAAGAAAATCCAAAAGCTTTTATAAACGATGCTCAAGTCATAGGGCAGTTTAAAAACAAAACACTCAGTTATAAAATATTACATCGAAATATGCAAGCACCGTTTGGTAGTGTTGAACGTGCTTTAAACTATGCTCGATTTCTAGGACAAACTTATATATATAAAAATTTTGGTGAACTGGCTTTTCCAGATAATACTGAATTGACCTTCTGGAATCCTGGTGATATGATGAGTGTACATTCTGATAACTCGTGGCAAGAAGATGCTCCTGATCATGTGAAAGACATGGAACATCCAACAAACTACAGAGACTATTCTGTAATATTTTATCTAAATGATGATTATGAAGGTGGTGAGATATATTTTCCTGATCATGATATAGAAATTAGTCCTAAAAAAGGAATGGCCGTTGTNTTCCCTTCTAATGGTGATTACAATCATGGCGTNAAAGAGATAAAAAATAGCCAGCGATTTACCATTCCTGTGTGGTACTCTAAACAGTTGGTTTATGCGGAGTAGTAATGGAACATACAACCAGAGAATTAGATCGGGTGCAAACTGAGTTAGACAGACTTCATGAACGCTCTCAGTCTAATAAAGCTAACATCTCCGCACACGAAGCAGTGTGTGAAGAGCGTTATGCGCAAATAATTTCTTCTCTTGCCTCCGTGTCTGAGGAGATGAAAATCATGCACAAAAAACTTAATGATGTGAATAATCTTGCAACTCAAGGTAAAACATCTCTAAGAACTCTTCTCTGGGTAGGCGCTTTTGTGGGTAGCGTAATAGCTACCCTTGCTGTATTAATTAGTATGTTCCCTAAGTAATGTCAAATTCTTTTTTCCGTCTAAATGTTGATAAACTATTAACTAAACTTCCCACCCCTGTTCAATTTAATGAATCCCAAAAAGCTATGATCGAAGGTCTAAACGAGAATAGATTTTTTGTCCATATTGCTGCTCGTAGAACAGGTAAGTCTTACGCAGCAGCTATTTTAGCTTTTGCGAAGCTACTAGAGCCTAATCAACAAGTAATGGTTGTAGCTCCTAATTTTTCACTTTCATCCATTATCTGGGATTATGTTACTGATCTTATAAAACAATTAGATATTGAAGTAGATAAATTTAACCAAAAAGATAAAGTTGTTAAATTGATTAACGGTTCTGTTTTCAGACTTCTTTCTGCTAACAATCGAGACTCTCTTGTAGGTCGCGCTGCTAATTTACTTATAGTAGATGAAGCTGCCATTATACCTAATGATGAATATTTTACTAGAGATTTAAGACCTGCCCTTTCAACTTTTAAAGACTCTCGTTGTCTATGGATATCAACCCCTCGCGGAAAAGGTAATTACTTATACAATTATTTTTTACGAGGAAGCGATCAAGAGTATGATGATTGGGGCTCTTCAATCCACAGCTGGCGCTCTAACCCTCTACTCTCTGAGAAAGATATTGACGAAGCTAGAAAGTCTATAACACGTGCTTTATTCGCCCAAGAGTATGAATGCGAGTGGACTACCACAGAATCTCAAATTTATGAGGCATTAGACGAAGCAAAACATATTAATGANTATGTNGGNGANCGNTTTGCNGAAGTTTTAGCNGGCCTTGANGTNGGNTANAGAGATGAGAATGTTTTNGTAGTCATTGGTTTTGATGGAGAAAATTATTTTCTAATTGATGAGTACGTATCAAAAGAATCTACTACCTCTGAGTTAGCCTCTGCTATCCAAGAAAAAATAGATGAATGGAATATTGATTCAATATATATCGACTCAGCTGCGCAACAAGTAAAAGCTGACTTTGCTTATGATTATGACATATATTGTGAGAATGCAATTAAATCTGTTAATGATGGTATTAACTTTTTACAGGTATTAATTGAGTCAAATAGGCTTTTCTTCGATACATTAGGCGCTTCTCATACATTTTCAGCTATGAGTTCTTATAAGTGGAATCCTAATACAGAAACACCTAAACCCGTACATGATTGGGCTTCTCACCCTTGTGATGCTGTAAGATATGCCATCTACACTCACTCTAAAATGAGTAATATTTCTATCTATGCTTAGTAACGTAAGATTAATAGTTCTTAACTATAAAAGATTTGATAATGTTTTTAATATCATCAATGCTTATAGAAATATTATGCCCATTACGGTTGTAAATAATAATACTGAAGATCACTTTCCTTACTTAGGGCAACCTATAGATGTTATTAACAATGATACGAATTGGTTATGTATGGAGCGCTGGCATAGATGCTTTGAGTATGACGAAGAGTTTAAACTAGTAATTGATGATGATTTATTACCACACCCTAATCTTGTGAAAAAAATGATAGGTCTAAATTTACCTATAACAGGCGTATATGGTAAGACAAAAGTAAGTTCATCTAACTCTTATCAACAACTTACAGATCACTGGTGCGAAGACAAAAATGTTGACTTTCTAGTAGGGTCTGTTATTTTAGTAAAGCAAGAAGCACTAGAGGCCATTCAAGACAGTATAGAAAAAATTGGATACCCTCAAAGAGGAGATGATATCATTGTATCTTATTTAATCAAGAAAAAATATAATTTAGATTTTTTAAGATCAGTATCTGGAAAAGTGCTTAACTTACCTGAAGGGTGTGTAGGATTAAACAAAAATCCTAATCACTATTCTATGAGATGGAACATAATAGAAAAATTTAAAAATAACTCTTGGACAGATAATGAAAGTATAGTACAGTGAATAAATTAAAGCGTATTCCCATAAAATATATACGAGATTTTATCAAAAAAGATTA